ATGGATGACGAGAGGGGCCAGCGGCCAAGCCCGCGACCGGGTGTTCGCCGACTTCGCAGCGGCCATCGCGGACGCACGCGCGAAGGCGGCGGTCTCGAACATCGTCGAGCTGAGGGCCGCGTCGCGGGGCGGGCAGGTGGTCGCCTCGACGACGGAGGTGGTCGAGACCGTCAACGCCGACGGGGAGGTCGTCGAGCGCAGGACGATCACCCGTGAGACCCGCCAGCGGCCGGACTGGCGGGGGAACGCGTTCTGGCTGAGCAGGCAGTACCCCGACGACTTCGGGCAGGTCGAGCGCCACGAGCTGACCGGCAAGGACGGGGGGCCGGTGCTCCTCGGCGGCCTCGGCGAGCTGTATCAGCGGGACCCGAAGGCTCGTGCCCTCGCCCTGCAGCTCGCGGACCGGGCGATCGCCTCGGGTGCCCTCGACGGTGGGGGTGGCGACACGATCGACGGGGAGTGGACGCCCGTCACGTGACGACCCGGGAGCGGGCTCAGCGCATCCCCGCGGCGATCGCCACCCCTCGAGCGTTCATGCACGCCGCCACCGGTGGGCGGCTGAGCGGGAAGCCCCGCCACCTCCGGGTGCTCGACGAGCTGATGATCCGGGCGGCCACCGAGAAAGTGCGGGCCGTGGTCACCATCCCCGTCCGTATGGGGAAGAGCGAGCTGATCTCGGTGCACACCCCCGCGTGGTACGCGGGGACCTTCCCCGACCGGCGGTTCATGCTCGGCGGCCACACGGCGGAGCTGGCGAACGCCTTCGGCGGCCGCGCCCGCGAGCTACTCGAGGTGCACGGGCCGGAGGCGTGGGGCATCACCGTCGCCCGCGGCTCGAGGGCCAAGGGCCGGTGGGACGTCGCCGGCCGAAGCGGCGGGTTCTTCGGGGCCGGTGTCGGCGGCGGCTTCACCGGCCGCGGCGCACACATGCTCGTGATCGACGACCCCCTCAAGAACCGCGAGCAGGCGTTCAGCCCCGAGGCCCGCGACGCTCAGCACGAGTGGCTCAAGAGCACCGCCCTCACCCGCCTCGAGCCGGGCGGCTCCGCCGTGATCGTCATGGCCCGGTGGCACTACGATGACCTCGCCGGAAGGATGGTCGCCGAGGGGTGGGAGGAGATCCGGATTCCGGCGCTGTGTGAGGACCCCGCGACCGACGTCCTCGGCCGCGGCTTCGAGCCCTGCCCGGTGTGCGCGGCGACGGGTGAGCAGGCCGACGGGTCCGCCTGCCACTACTGCGAGGGTGCCCGCGAGGTCGGTGAGGCGCTGTGGCCCGAGCGGATGGATCACCTCGAGCTAGCTCAGCGCAAGCTCGACTCCGGCGGCTACTGGTGGCTCGCCCTCTACCAGCAACGGCCGCCCCGGGAGATCGGCGCTGTGTTCAAGGCGGAGCACTTCAGGTATTACCGCGAGACCGACACGTCGTACGTCCTCGGCGACCCCGAGCGCGGCGGGAAGGTCGTCGGCAAGCACCGGTGCCGCCGCTTCACGTACGCCGACCTGGCGGCGAGCACGAAACAGCGGGCGGACTACACGGTGTTCCTCACCGTCGCCCTCACCCCCGACCGCGAGCTGATCCTCCTCGACGTGGTGCGCCGCCGCGCCGAGGGTGCCGACAAGATCGCCCTCTTGCGGCAGACCTATGAGCGGGTCGACCCCCTCGCGATCAAGGTGGAGGACGCGACCTACGGGCTCGACCTCATCGCCGACGCCCGGCGGGAGGGCTACCCGATCGGGGCGGTGCACGCCGACGCCGACAAGGTGGCCCGCGCCATCCGCGCCGCCGTGCTGTACGAGGGCGGCCGGATCTGGCATCCGCAGGTCGCCCCCCCGTGGCTCGGTGCGTACGAGTCGGAGCTGCTCGAGTTCGACTCGGGGGAGCACGACGATCAGGTCGACACCATCGCGTATGCCGCGACGGATGCGGCGGGCTCGAGGCCCGCGCGCACGACTGCGCCGAAGGGTCGGCTCACCGGCCGGCAGGGCCGCGGACCGATGAGCCGCCGCGTTACGTGACGCCCGGCACCCGCTGTAGGATCGCGCTACACACACAGCCCGAGGGAGAGGACCCGATGGCAGATTTGCTCACACCCGACGACCTCGACTCGATCGACGCCGTGCTCGACGAGGGCCTCGTGGTGCAGGCCGACACGCTCGCCCTACTCGTCGCGACCGCCCGCGCCTATCACGCGAAGATGGGCGACCCGATCGCCGCCCGCGAGCAGGGGAGCGCCGCGCTCGAGCAGGCGGCGATCATGGTCGCCGCCCACTACGAACAGCTCAAGGCCCGCAACCTGCCCGATCAGCTCGTCCACGACCTCGTGGCCGACGTGCACCACGTCCTGATTACCGGGGGTGTGTCGTGACCCTCGATCCGCGGACACTCGCGGAGGCCGCCGCCGAGGCCGCCGTCGCGGCGCACGAGATCAACGCCGCCGTCCACGAGGTCGAGCAGGAGGGCTCCGACGATGACGCGCTGACGATGCGCCGCGACGTGCGCCTGCTCACCGCCGTGTCTCAGGCCCTCGCCGCCTCGAGCGTGGCGCTGCACTCCGCCGAGGGACAGTGGCTCACCTCGAGCGAGGCGCTGCACCCCGCCGAGGGACGGTGGATCACCGAGGAGGCCCTCGACCCCGACGCCCTCGAGCGACTCGCCGAGACCCGGTGCGGCCAGCTCAACGGGAGCTATGCCTGCGCGCTCCCCGACGGGCACGAGGGGCCGCACGTCAGCATCACCCGTTGGTGGGACGGGGGTGGGTCGTGACGCCGAAGGTGGGCGACACCCTGTGGCGGATGCGGTGGGTCGAGGGACCCGACCTCAAACGCACCCCCCGACGCCCCGAGCCGCTCGCGTGCGTGATCTTCGAGGTGGAGCCCCCCGGCAGCGACGGCGTGATCCGCCGCGACCACACGACCGTCAGGTGGGCGGAGGACGTCGGCGGCGGCCGGGAGGTGCGCCGCCATGCCTTCGTCGGCTTGAAGCCCCACGACGTCGCCGCCGAGCACGCCGCCGCCGTCGTCGCGTACCACCCGCCGACGGCGGTGAAGCTGTACGCGACGCCCGCCGGCGCACTCGATCAGGCGCGCCGCGAGGCGGAGGACCGGGCTGAGCGGGCGGCGGCGGACGTCGCTCAGGCCGTCGGCCAGGTCGACGCGATCACGGAAGCCATCGACGCCCTCCCCGGCGAATGCCGCTGCACCGGCGACCGCCACGCCGCGCCGTGTTTCTACGAAGGGACCATCCGTGGATAGCCTCGCCACCGAACGCCCCCACCTTGGCCCGACGGACTTTCGCGAGGTCGCGTCGTTCGAGCGGTTCCTCGCCCTCGGCCGGCGGCCCGGCGACGACGTGCCCGCCGTGTGGCACCCGTACTGCACCGGCACCGGCCCCGCCCCCCCGACGCCGTGGTCCCCCGAGTTCACGGAGGTCGAGTAGTGGACTGGCGCAGCCCCGACGCGGTGGCCCTCGTCATCCTCAGCCTCGGCGCGTTCCGCCTCACCCGGATCATCGGGTGGGACACCCTCGCCGGGCTCGTCCGCCTCCGCGTGTGGGCGACGGGCCGCCGCCTCGAGGATGACGGGTCGGTCACCGTCACCAACCCCCGCCGCCCCGAGTGGCTCGATCAGCTCCTCTCGTGCCCGTGGTGCCTCGGGTGGTGGGTCAGCCTCGCGACCGCGTTCGCGTGGTGGGCGTGGCCGACCGTCACCATCGCCGTCGCCCTCCCCCTCGCGCTGAGCGCGGTCGTGGGGCTCGTCGCGAAGAACCTCGACCCGTGACCCGCGCCGGGGCCTCCCTCGTCACCCTCAGCGTCGGGCTCTTCGCCGTCGCCCTGTGGGCCGGGACCGTGCCGACCCCGATGCCGGTGTGGCGGGCGGTCCTCCTGCTCGCCACCCTCGGCGTCGGGTGGGCGCTGTGGTGCGCCGGGGTGACCTTCCTCGCCCTCGCCCTCGTGCGATGGTGGCAGGAACGGCGGGCGTGGCGATGACCCCCGACCGGTGCCCCGCCTGCAGGCGGCCGTGGGGGGCGACGCGCGGCGAGCGCCAATGGCGGACGCTGACCACCATCCGCAAGATCGACCTCGCCCCAATCGACGAGCCGAAGCCTTGGCTCGTGGAAGCCACCTATCCGAATACGACGCTGCAGGTGTGCGGGGACTGCGCCGCCGCCCTCCCGAAGCGTGACGTCACCCGGCCCGTCTAGGATCTAGACCTTAGAAACCGACACGAGGGAGAGGACCCCGCCGTGTATGACCCCGATGAGCGAGAGGCGATGAGTGCCTACCTCGCGTCCGAGCACTACACCCCGGCACTCGTCGGGGCTGAGATCGAGCGGTGGACGAGCTCAGGCGGCGGCTTCGTCGTCGAGTTCCCCGTCCACGGGGACACGACCGCCGACGTCCACGAGGGCCGCGCCGGGGGCGAGCCGGGCCGCAAGCTCGGCCGCGCCGTCGGCCTCGTCCAGCTCGACGACCTCCTGCCGCGGCTGTGAGGCCCGGGACGGAGGTGTACGACCGGTTCGAGCACGACCCGTGCATATGGTGCTCCGCCGCGCCCGGCGAGCTGCACGCTTACATCACGTGCCCCGGCAACGACGTCGACCGCCGCGTCGCGGAGGCGACCTCGAGGGCGGATCTGCGCGAGGTCGCCCGCCTGCGCGTCGCGTCCGGCCGGACCACCGGCCGCCTCGCCCCCGCCCCCGAGCGGGGGCCGCTGCCCGTCGCCCTCGGCCTCATCGGTGCCGGGCTCCTCGCCGCCTTCCTCCTCGGGTGGTGGCTGGGATGACCCACGCCGGACAGATCGACGACTCCGCCGGCGGGGCGGTCGCGTCCTGCTCGTGCGGGTGGGCCGCCGCGGGCGGTGACCTCACGACCGCCGAGGCGGCGATGCTGCTCGCCGGGCACTACCGTGAGCACCCGCCGGACGTGCCCCGCGACGGCCACATGCGCGGCCCCGGGTCGCCGTCCGCCCTCGTGCTCCGCCGCCTCACCACGCAGGCCCTCGAGCGCAGCACCCGGAGGTGGGGCTCGTGACGATCGACGTCCGCCAGGTCGACGAGCGCGCGATCCGCCTGCGCGTGAGCCTCCGACCCCGCCACGACCTCGCCGACGCCCTCGACTGGCTCAACGGGGAGTGGGCGGCCTCCGGCTACGCCGCCCCCGTCCTCGTCGTGCACGACTGGCTCCGGACCCTCAGCCTCGCCGCCCACACCGCCGAGCAGGCCCTCGAGGCGACTGCCCGCGGACCCGTCGATGACCCGTGGCCCGTTGACCGCTACGCAGGAGCGCGCCCGTGATCTACGTCATCCCCGCCGCCGCCCTCGTCCTCACGTGCGTCGCCGCCGTGTGGTCGCGGTGGACGTCCTCGAGGTGGGGCGGCTAGAACGGCCGCGGCCCCCGGTGGACGGGGGCCGCGTGTCACACCTCGAGGCCGGGGGGTTAGACGATCCGCTCGCCGTCGCGGGTCGCGCCGCCGACGGGGAGGGTGGTGAACCGGACGTTCTCGGGGCCGTTGCCGTAGAAGAGGCCGCTGATCTCGTCCCACGGGGCGACGCCGATCTGGCTGTACTGCGCCGCGTGCTTAGACCACGCGACCTCAAGGATGCGGAGGGCGTGCGCGTCGTCGGTGCCGACCGCCTGGAAAGTGAAGTTCCGGGTCTCAAGGGTGGCGATGGTGATGGTGGGCGTGTCGGTCATCGGGGGCTCCGATCCGGGTCGAGGCGGATGATCGCCTCGGAGGGCTGGCGGTCCTCGTGCACCTGCGCGTCGGCGAGGGCCTCCCCCTCGTACGGGGTCCACATGCCGATCGACCTGCCGCACGAGCAGATCGCGCGGTGCAGGTCGAGGCGGCTCCCGCCGACGTCGTGGCGGTGGAGGATGGTGACCGCGTGCGTCATGCCGTCACCTCCGGGGTGTAGGCGTCGGCGACGTCCATCGGGCCGCCGAGCAGCGGGTCGATCTCCCGGTAGCAGGCGCGGCACACGATGCCGTGCTCGCCACCCTTCGCGGAGGCGTCACAGCACGTCGTGAGCCCGTACTGCAGCCCGTCGCACTGCACGACGAGGTAGCCCTCGTCGCTGAGGCCGACGAAGCGGGGCGACTCGATCCCGAGGTCGGCGTACTCGGGGTCGGCCTCGAGGAGCCGGACGGGGACCGCGACACGGGCACCCGAGGCGAGGGTGACGGTGCGGTGATCGGAAGTGTGGGGCATGTGCGCCTCCTCGGCGTCGGGGTGTGGACACACACTACAGCGGAGGCGTGGGCCGTGTCAACGTGGACACCCGCCACCCCCGCGTGTAGCCTGTATCCACACTAACCCGCTCGGCCAGGAAGAGGACCCACATGACCACGAGCACGAACACCGGCGAGGAGATCGCCGACAAGGTGAAGGCCGCCGGCAAGGCGTGGCGGAAGGCCGCGACCACCGAGCAGCGCCTCCGCGCCGAGCGCGACGAGGCGATCGTCGCCGCCGCGCAGGCGCAGCTCGGCGTCCGCGAGATCGCCCGGCTCGCGCAGGTCGACCCGACGCAGGTGTCGCGGGTGCTGAACCGATGACCCGCGCCGTCATCGCCGCCGCCGCGATCCTCGCCGCCGCGGCGCTCACCTCGAGCGACCGCGCGCAGGCTCAGCAGGCCGTCGGGTTCTACAACCCCGCGACGACGGTCTCGTGCTGGACGCGGACCGGCTCGAGGTTGGTCTGCTATCAGGAGTCGACCGCCACGTGGGCGTGGATCGACACCCGCGGCCGGTCCGGCCGCCAGCGCGGCGCGACGCAGCCCTACCGGCCGCCGTACCGCCTCCGGGTGAACGCCCCCTACGTGACGATGCCCGGCGGCTTCCGGTGCGACGTGACGTACGCGAAGCGCGACGACCGGCCGATCCTCGTGTGCGTCGCCCCCACCCCGGACAAGGCCCTCGGTGCCCTCCGGGATTGGGGGTTCTACTTCGCGACCCGGGGCGCGGCTCACCGCCCCCCCACGGCATGAGCGGCCACCCCGAGGACTTCGGCGATCGGTACACCGACGCTATCCGGGGGAAGGCGAAGAACGCCGCGACCCTCGCCGACCTCGTGGGCCGCCTCGCCCCCGATGAGCCGGTGTTCGTGCTCATCGGCCGGGACCTCCTCGCCCCCCTCGCGATCCAACAGTACGCGGAGGGGGCGCGGCGGGCTGGCCGCGAGGAGTTCGCCGCCGACGTCGAGGCGCGGGGGATCGACTTCCTGCGGTGGCAGGCCGCCAACCGCGGCCGCGTGAAGCTCCCCGACTAGTGCCCTACTCCGTCATATGGACCGGTCCCGGCCCCGCCGACAACGTGGATCACTTCACCGGGGTGAAGGTCACCGACCGCCCCCACGGCAAGGGCCGGTGGGCGGCGGACGCGATCGCCGAGGTGATGGCCGCGAACCCCGACGCTCAGGCGCTCGGGGCCACCCTGCACGTCGCGGGCCTGTGCCTCGGCACGTGGGAGGTAGTGCCCGCACCCTAAGTGCGCGCCCCGCCGGTGAGGTCCCGGACGTGCCCTCCCGGCGGGCGCACGCGCAGTCGAGGCTAGCGGCCCCGCCGGGTGGCGGATACCATCGGCGTCGTTCACGTCGAGCAGGAGGACCCCGGTTATGGGATGCGGCTGTGGTGGATCACGTCGGCCCCGGCCAGCGAGCGCGCCGAAGCCCCCCGCCGACCCCGCCCCACAGGGCGGATAGGTGGCGAGCACTCGTCGCCTCACGGGCCTCGCGCTCGTGGGGCGCTCGAGCCGCCCCGCCGACGAGGGCGGCGCTGACCCGCTGAGGTCCGCCGTGCGTGCCGTGACCGCCGCCGCAACGCGGATGGCGGACCCGGTGGTCAAGGCGACCCCCGCGAAAAAGCCGCGGTGGCAGGAACGGGCGTGGGCGTATTACGACTCCCTCGGCGAGATCCACTATGCCGGCGAGTTCTTCGGTGCCAACCTCGGCCGCGTCCGCCTCCTCGCCCAAAAGCGGACGGCCGATGGCGAGTGGGAAGAGACCACCGACGGACCCGCCGCCGAGCAGCTCGAGCGTATCCGCGGCCCTCGAGGCGACCGGTCTGAGGTGCAGGGTGCGTTCGGCACGACGATGTTCTGCGTCGGGGAGGGCTACCTCGTCGGCACACAGGACCCCGAGGACCCGAGCCGCGAGGTGTGGGAGTTCCTCAGCGCCGACGAGTTCACCGTCAACCCGCGGGAGCGCAAGGCCGAGCGCAAGCGGGAGCCCCACGACAAGCGGAAGGTCACGTATGACCTCGTGACCGACCTCGGCTCAGAGATCAGCGACGGGGAGGCCCTCGCGATCCGCATGTGGGAGCCGCATCCCCGGTGGTCGGACCTGCCGGTGTCGCCGCTCATGGCGGTCCTCGACGCCTGCGAAGAGCTTCGCCTCCTGCCGCGCGCCGTGAGGTCGCGCGCCAGGTCGCGGCTCGCGAGCGCCGGGGTGCTCGTCATCCCCCACGAGATCACCGACGGCGGCGGCCCCTCCCCCGCCGAGGCGCAGGGGATGGACGAGGACCCCGCCGTCGATCCCTTCCTCAGCGACCTGATCGACAACGCCGCGACCGCCATCAACGACGAGGATTCCGCGGCCGCCGCCGTGCCGATCGTCCTCCGCGTCGAGGGTGAGCACGCCGACAAGGTGCAGCACCTCAACTTTGTCGATGCCCGCGTCGCGTACCCCGAGACCGAGCGGGAAATGCACGTCATCCGCCGGATCGCTCAGGGCCTCAACCTCCCCCCCGAGGTGCTCCTCGGGATGGCGGACGCGAATCACTGGTCGGCGTGGCAGATCAGCGAGGCGATGTGGACGCAGCACCTCGAGCCGCTGTGCGTCGCCCTGTGCGCCAACCTCACGTCCGCGATGGTCGTGCCGGTCGCGGGGGTCGAGTACCGCGTGTGGTATGACGACTCGGAGCTAGTCACGAAGCCCGACCGCACGGGCGACGCGAAGGAACTGCACGACCGCCTCGCGATCAGCGACGCCGCCCTCCGCGAAGCGGGCGGGTGGACGGACGAGGACGAGCCCGACGACGAGGAGCGCACCCGTCGCATCGGGGTGCTCCTCAAGGACGCGAAGCTCGCGATCGACGGGGAGGTCACCGAGGCCCCCGCCCCCGTCATCGCCCCGCCGGGTGGTGCTCCGCCGCCGCCGGCAGGCGGCCAGCCCGGCACGACCGACCCCGGGCCGCCCTCCCCGGATGGGGCGACCGCCGGGGCTTTCACCGTCGCCGTCGTGCGCGCCCGGGAGGCGGCGGGGGCGAAGGTGCTCACCCGCCTGCAGCGCAGCAACGGGATGCGTGAGGAGGTCGAGCACCTCGGCCTCCGGGCGCTGCCCCGCGATCAGGTCTGCGCCGTCCTCGGGAGGGAGCGCCTCGAGCGCCTCGGCCTCGAGCCCGCCGACCTCGTGGCAGGCTCGACGACGTGCCTCGTCGCCGCCGGGTACCCCGCCGACCTCGCCGACGAAGCCGAACGGCACGCCGCCGCCCACCTCTTCACGGCGGTGATTCCGCCCCCGTCGTGACCCCCTCCGCCGACGACCTCAACCGGGGGGTCGCGGCGGTGCACGAGGCCCTCGAGCCGCTCGTCGAGCTGCTCGAGCACCCGATCGCCGTCGCCATCCGGGACCTCGCCGCCCGGTGCGCCCGCGACCTCGAGGCGGGCCTCACCGCCGCCGCCGCCCCCGGGTGGGAGGGGCCAGACCCCGAGGCCCTCACCGAACGCCTCCGCCGGCGGCACGACGAGGCGTGGCGCTCCCGCCACGAGGGCCGCGTCGAGCGGGTGCAGGTCGAGGCGATGCGCCGCACCTATGACGCGATGGGGGCCGCGCTCGGCGTCGACCTCACCCTCCGCAACCCCGTCCTCGACGGGCAGGTGCGCCAGCTCCGCAACCGGTCCACCCTCCCCGAGTCGGCGTGGCTCGACGTGAGGGAGTCGCTGCAGCGCAGCGCCGACGCGGGTGACGGCATCCGCGAGGCGTCGCGCCGCCTGCGGACCGACGTCGGCGGAATGTCGGGGTACCGCTCGAGGATGATCGCCCGCACCGAGCTAGTCGGCATCGCCAACCGCGGGTCGATCACCGCCGCCCGCCTCGCCGGGGTCGGCGGCTTCAAAACCTGGCAGGCGACCAACGACGCCCGCACCCGCGCCGCCCATGCCCTCGCCCACGGTCAGACCGTCCCCCTCGACGACACGTTCTCGGTGATGGGCGAGGCGATGGACTACCCGGGGGACCCGATCGGGTCGGCGGCCAACGTGATCCACTGCCGGTGCACCGTCACCTATTCCGACTCCCCCGACGGGACGAACCTGCCGATGGCGGAGCCCGCCGGGGCTGAGCTCGGCCCGGCCCCCGTCGTCGAGGAGGCCCCCGCCGGCAGGGCCGTCGCGGATGCCGTCGAGGTGATGTTCAAGAGCCCCACCCGCCGCGCCGAGGTCGAGGCGAGCCTGCGGAACATCGGGGACCTCATCCGCCTCCCCGACGACGCACCCCCGATCCGCCTCCCGATCCAACAGAAAGGCAAGACCAAGACCCGCGGCGGCGCGTACTGGCAGCGCCGCGGCGGGAGTGGCGCGCTCGAGCCCGAGCGGATCACCCTCAACGATCTGCAGCACGGGGACGGCATCCGGAGGGTGTGGCTCGAGGATCGCGTCGCCCTCGCCCACGAGATCGGCCACCACATCGACCACTGGTACCTGCGCGCAGTCGACGGCCGGGAGTTCCGGGCGGGCCTATCGAGTCGCGACGCGATGCTCGCCGCCCACCGGGGGGTGGACCCCCCCACCGAGTTCGGCCGGGCCTTCGCCGAGGTGTACCGCCGCATCCTCGCCAGCCCCACATGGCGGGAGCTGCTCAAGGTCGAGGGCCAGTTCGGGACCTACCTGCGCTCAGCCGAGGAGCTTTGGGCGCGGGCGTTCTCCCAATGGGTCGGCACCCGATCAGGCGACGAGGCGATGCTCGCCGCGTACCGCGATGCCGTCCGGTACCGGGACTTCGCCACCGACCGGTGGGGGATCGGGATGGACCATTGGACGGATGAGGAGTTCGCCGAGATCGCCGACGCGATCGACGACATGTTCCGGGAGGCGGGGATGCTGAAGTGACCGACCTCGAGCAGCGGCACGAGGTGCTCGCCGCGCCCACCCTCCCCGCCGCCGTCGCGGTGCTCGTCCACGCCGGGTGCCCCGAGTGGCAGGCGTGGCGGATCGCCACCCTCGAGCGCGGCGACCCTGCCGGCGGCGACGTTCTGATCGACGGTGCACCCGTTCGACCCGAGGAAGCCCTGCCCTAGCGGACCAACGGGGGTCGCTGTACCGTGGCGCGTATGGACGACTGGCGCGCGATCCTCGCCGTCGAGGGCTCGCCCACGGGGGACGGCCGGTTCTTCGATCTCGGCGCGTTCACGTGGCGGGACCTCCCGCTGACCCTCATGTATCAGCCCGCGGTGGCGGGCGGACACGACGGGGCGTTCCCGATCGGGTCCATCACGTCGATCATGCGGGTGAGCACCGGCCCCGCGCAGGCCGACCTCATCGGCACCGGCACGTTCGCCGACTCGAGCGACCCCGAGGTGCTCGAGGCTCAGCGGATGATCCGCGAGGGCCACGTCACCGGGGTGTCGGTCGACTTCGCCGCCGACCTCTACCGCGTCGCCCCATTCGAGGAGGGTGTCACCCTCGTCACCGAGGACGGCCGCCCCGTCGGCGGCGACCTGGCGGAGCCCGATGATGCGTGGGTGCAGATCGAGAACGTCGTGAACTTCCGGGTGCAGGCCGCGACGATCCTCGCCGCGACCGTCGTCGCCACCCCCGCGTTCGCCGAGACCACGATCGAGCCGACGGCGATCGCCGCCGGTGCGTACAGCCCCCCGGACGTCCCGCCCGCCGAGTGGTTCCACGACCCGCAGCTCGAGCGGCCCACCCCGCTACGGGTGGACGCGGACGGCCGGATCTTCGGCCACCTCGCCGCGTGGGGCTCGTGCCACATCGGGATGCCGGGGTGCTTCACCCCGCCGCGGTCGGCGACGAACTACAGCCTCTTCCGCCTCGGTGAGATCGCCACGACCGGAGGCCCCGTCGCCGTCGGTCAGATCACCATGAGCACGGGGCACGCCGACCTCACCGCGAGCCTGCACCGCACGCAGGAGCACTATGACGACACGGGCCTCGCGGTCGCCGACGTCGCCGCCGGCGAGGACCCCTACGGGATTTGGGTCGCGGGTGCGATCCGCCCGGGGCTCAGCGTCCACGACGTCGCCGAGCTGAGGGCCGCGAAGCTCAGCGGGGATTGGCGGCGGTACGAGGGGAACCTCGAGCTAGTCGCCGCCCTCGCCGTCAACGTCCCCGGCTACCCGGTGCCGCGCGGCGAGTTCGCCCCCGGCGACTACGAGGACGAGGCGGTGTCCCTCATCGCGGCGGGGGCCGTCCGCGTCGGCTCCCGCCGCGGCACCCTCGAGGGCCGCATCACGCACCTGCGCCTGAACGGCGTCGTCGCGTCGATCGGCACCCCGGATGAGCGGCAGGCCCTCGAGGCCCTCGCCGTCCGCGTGCACGGCCGGGACCTCGCCCGCCTCGGTGAGCGCGCCCACGCCGTCGCGCTCGAGCACCTCGGCCGCCGACTGCACCACGTCGGCGGCCCGGTGGGGGACGACTAGCGCAGGAGCGCCGCGACCCGCGCGAGGTCGTCGGTGTCGCTGAGCGGCATCCCGACGATGCGAGCGCCGAGGTCGGCGTCGCTGAGGTGCGTGAGGCAGATCCCGAGCCTCGCCGCGCACCCGCGGATGAGGTCGGCGACCGTCGGCTCGTCATCATCGGCGAGCCTCGAGTCGGGGACGATGTGGGCGAGGATCACCCGAGGGTCGGTGAACAGCTCCCGGCGGGGGTCGAGGATGCCCGCGTCGAGGGGGCCGGTCACGACTCACCCCGCTCGAGGGCTTCCCGCCGCCCCTCGTGGTGCTCGCAGCGGACCACCCCGTCGTCCCACGGCCGCACGGTGCCCTCACAGGCGTCCCCCTCCTCGACGCACGGCGGGGGAGGGGGCGGGAAGTCTGCCGGGGTGAGCGGTCCGCCCCGCTGCTCGGTGTAGCTCGTCGGCCACCGGG